AAGCTTTACCGCTGGAGAAGCAGTAGAAGCCAACCGAGTTGTTTATTTCAACACCGTTACCGAGGCGATATATAAAGCTGATGAAAATTCAGCCGTTGCTCTTGGTGTCAATATCAGCGGTGCAGTAGATGAAGACGATGATATTTATGTGGGTATTGGATTGGCGACCGTTGTAGCCGACCAAGAAATTGAAGCCGGCAATTTAATAAAAACGGCGGCCGATGGAAGGGTTATTTCGCTGGTTACTTCTGACTTTTCCGGTGATACCATGGAAGCTGGAGCCGGAGGGAATTTTGGAAACCAACCAACAGGCGATACCGTTGAAATTATCTCGGACAATGCCGAAGACATCGGTCAAGAAATCACCATCTGGGGGACAACTCACGGCGGCGATGGAACGGTTACCTCGGTAACTGAGGAACTTCATGGAACTACCGAAGTAGTAACCGAAAAAGACGACTGGGGAGTTATTCTTGGTGTTGAATTGGCCGAAGAAGCGGCCGGAACCGTTACTATCCGTGAGGGTTCTACAGACCAAACCATTACCACAATAACTACCGGAAACTTAACCGCTGGCATTTTAGAAGTTGAAGATGAAATTCGAGCCTTTAACCAAAAACCAACTATTGTAGCTGATGACGCTACCACTAAGTCTTTTTCGGTGATTGGAACCGACGAAGACCATGCGGCTTTAACCGAAAAAGCAACCGCATTGGCCGGAGCCTCGGCGGTGACACTGGCAAATAAATACAACACCATAACCAGAATATTGGTAGGCGATGTTGAAAGCGCAAGAACGGTTACTTTGAAAGTTGGAGCATTGGATGCAACCAATTTAAAAATAGGCAAAGCAATCGAAGCGGCCGCAGAAATAGATGATGAAATACTGGCATTAATAACACCGTAAAAGGAGACAAGGGAGGTCCTAATAAGGCCTCCCTTTTTTATTGATGGCTAAAATTCTTGATATTCACGCAGGAACCACTACTGAAATTCTACTTTTAAATATCTTCCATTTGTTAGAAGAAATCCTCAAAGAATTGAAAAAAGAGGGAAAAGATGACCAACCTCGAAAGACTAAAAAAGTTAATACCAAGTAGCAGCGGCTATACCGACGACGAATTAACCGCAATTCTCTCAGAAAATAACGACAGCGTTTATCAGGCGGCCTCTGAAGTAATTCGGGGTTTATGTTCTCAAGCCTTATCGGGAGCGTTTGTTTTCTGGAGCGGCGAAGTTAAGATCGACAAATCAAAAATTATTGATAACTATATGAAGCTGGCTGAAAAATACGAAGAAAAAGCCTCCAGTGCTCCCTCATCTCAAGATGAATTGTGGGGCCAAGACTTAGATCGTTTATCCGGTTTAGACACAACTGACTATTCCGATGAGGATACCGAAGATGACACTAATTACTGAAGCTGAAAAGACTGCTTTTAAAACCACTGCTGGTGAGATATTCACTGCTCTCAATTCGGTAAGCTGGAAAACCCTTACAGCGTGCGAATGCATAGATGAATATGGAATTGCCGATCCCGAATGCGAAGAATGCGGCGGAGACGGCGTTACCGAAAAATCAAATACTATTGCCGCTGATGTTCAGGAAATTACCGGAGACGAACGAGTTGCAGTTGAGGCTGGAATCTTAAAACGGGGTGATCTGATTGTTAGAACCTTAATTACCAATCAAGTAAAGGTTGGAGATATTATCACCCATTCCGGCAAAGACTATGAGGTTAAGTATGTCCGGCCTGACCAGCTCGAGCTTTACCTTGAAATTGGATGTGGAAAACGTGCTTAATGTAGCTTTGAGGTTAGAAGGAATTGACAAGGTTATTGACTCTTTCGGGAAAAGGGCTGGAATGGTGGTTCAAACCGTTGATTTCGTCACCAAAAAAAACGCTGAAGAAATCCGCAAAAAAGCCAAAGAAAGGGCCCCAGTATTAACCGGAACTTTGAGAGGTTCTTTAGCTACCGAGCAAAAACTCCCTATGGTTTGGGGGGTTGGATCATACCATCCCAACGTCCCCTATGCCAAAATCCGCAATTACATCAATAAGAAAAACCCCCAAACTGTTGGCTATTTAACCAATTCTCTCTTTGAACAGAGAGACAAATATCAGCGTGACATCAAAGAAGCCATCAAGGAGTTAAAGAAGCTATGAAGCTATCCTCACTTTTAAAGAAAATAGCCGATCAGGTTGAGACTGTTACCGCTTTAGCCGATAGCGCTTATCTTTATAACCCAAATTTAGACCTTGGAACCTTAACCCGACCCTTTGCCGTGGTACGAAGCACGATAAACAGCGAAGCAGTGATTTCTTTTTCTGACGCTACCCGAAAACATGATTATCAAATTTGGGTTTATGTGTATCCAATTTCTAACGAATACTCCGCATTAGACCTTCCCAAAGACGTAGCCGCAGCACTTAAAAGCGAGTTAACCGTTACCGAAGGGACAGGAGATAAAGCAGTGAATTACTATGCCAAGATATTGGATTTGACCATTGAACGCCTGAACGGCGATGAAGATGATTTAGAACGTTTTGGATCGGTTGTATCGTTTGTTATTCGATTTTATAAATAGGAGGCAATAAAAATGGCTGTATTAAAAGGCTATGCTGGAAATATAAAAGAAAGCGGAACTACTATTGGTGAAATGGGCGAATGGAGCTTGGATGTGAGTGCCGACATCGTTGACACCTCAGCGTTTGGCGATGAATGGAAGAAAAAGACTGCCACCCAAAAAGATTGGTCGGGAAGTTGTTCTGGAAGGCTCGATACTTCTAACGCTGGGCAAAGTGCTTTAACTATCGGCGCTGATGTTGATATGGAGTTTTATGTCGACTCAACCCATAAATGGGCCGGTGCTGGAGTGGTTGAGAGCATCTCTCGATCGGCAGTTGTGAATGGCGTTTTGGAAGTCACCTTCAACTTTACCGGCAACGGTGAACTGAGCTATACCTAAAGGCGGTGAGATAGATGGTATTAAAAGGATATTCAGCGAAAGTGTACGGAATAGATAACAGCGTTGCTTTCTCGACCGCTTTTACCACAGAAGCTACCACGGAAGGTTCCAATGGCGATGCCAAAATTTACCAGATTAACAATACTGGGAAAAGGTTGTGGGACCCAAACGAAGGCATTACCTTGGACGCTGGCTTAGATACTCCAACTTTAGACGAAAGTTGGAAAGACCGTGGCATTGATTGGTTGACCGGACGGGTGAAGCTCAATGAAACCGGACTCACCCTAACCGTATCGGGAAAGCATTTCTCAACTTTAGTTGAAATTGGTGAAGCCTATAACTGGACTTTAGACATAGCGGCTGACGTGGTGGATGTTTCGGCTTTTGGTGACGAATGGAAAAAGAAAACCGTTACCCAAAAAAGCTGGTCGGGAAGTTTTGAGAAATTTGCCATTGATGACTATTGGTTTGATATTGCCAAATTAGGCAAAGTGTTTTTGGTAAAACTCTATACCGAAGCCACTAAAGGTTATCAGGGTTTTTGTGTTATTCCTGGGCTCTCAAGCGGTGCTTCGGTAGCTGATGTTTTAAAAGAAACCATTAACTTTGAAAGCCATTGGTTAATTGAGGAGTTTGATGAGTTGTAAAAGGAGGAGTTGTATGAGCTTATTAGATAAGTTGGAAGAACGATCGAAAAAAAGAGAACGGAAATCTCTCTATATTCCAGAGTTGGAGGAAACCGTTTACTGGTATCCGATGACTGCTGGAGAACGGCAACGAATTATGAATGCGGCAGGGTTTAAATATTCGGCTAACAGTATATCGATGGACAATGCAAAATATAAAGCAAGTTTGATTATTGAAAAGTTGGAAGATAAAGACGGGAAGAAAATCTTTTCCAACACTCCAGAGCACAAAGACTTGCTCATCAACCGCATTGACGATGAATTATTGAGCCGGATTGCTTCTGCCATCGACCCGCCCAAAAGCGAAGAACAGCAGATTGAAGAAGCAAAAAACGATTAAACGATCCTTTTTACAAGTTGTTAATGGTTCTTGCTGATAAAAAGGGTCGTTTTGTTTATGAGTTTATTGAGGAATTAACCGAAAGTGAAATGCACGATTGGATCGCATTTTATAAAGAGCAACATGAAGAAATGGAACGAGAACGAGCGAAGGCAAGAATGAGGAGATAAATGAATGGCTGAGAAGTTTGAAGTAATTATCGGGGCGGTAGATAATGCCTCCCCGGTACTGCAAAAATTTAATCAGCATTTACAAACTGTCCAAACCACTTCCCAAAAAGCGGTAGCCGGATTGCAGTCTATGGCCGATAAGTCTAAATGGGCTTTTGCAGCCATGAGTGGAGCGATTGTTGGAGCGGTAAAAGTATTCGCCGACTTTGAAGACGCTATGGCCAAAGTTGCCACCCAATTACCCGGTGAAGCCATTGAGCATTATGGAGAAATGAGCCGGGCAGTGCAGGATATGTCCATAACCTTTGGACAATCTACTCAGGTTATGGCACAGGGATTATACGATATTCTATCAGCTGCCATTCCTCCTGAAAAAGCCTTACAGTTATTGGAACAATCGGCAAAAACCGCAGCAGCAGGATTTACTGATGTTGCCACTACTGCTGATTTATTTACCTCAATCTTGAATGCGTATGGAATGGAAGTTGACGAAGCCGCTCGAGTTTCAGATGTGTTATTCCAATCGGTGTTTAGAGGAAAAATGGAATTTGAAGAAATGGCAGTTGAATTGGGTTCCATTATGGGTGTAGCCGCACAGGCTGGAGTTGAACTGGAAGACTTAGGGGCAATAATGGCAACCCTCACCCGACAAGGCATTTCAACCGCAGAAGCGGCAACCGCAATTCGACAGGCAATATTAAGCTATATTGACCCAGGAAGGGAAGCACAGGAAACCGCCGCAACTTTAGGTATCGAATTTAATGCTACATCTTTACAGAGCGAAGGATTAATTCGTTCCATTGGAAAATTAACCGGAGCAACTCAAGAACAGCTTGCGGCGTTATTCCCCAACGTTCGAGCATTAATAGCGGTTCAGGGTGTATTGGGCGATTTGTCGGGAGCTTATGAAGATTTACGATTGAATATGGAAGCTACCGGAGTCACACAAGAAGCCTTTGAAAAAGCTACCGATACCATGAAATTTTCAATTGACCAGCTAAAGTCCTCAGTTCAAGTTCTCACTCAAGAATTTGTAGAAGCTATGGCTCCGGCCATCAATGAAATATTGGATTCATTTCGGGGCTGGATACAGGTTTTACGTGACATTGACGAGGAAAGAAAAAGAGCCTTGGGAGAAATGTTTTTGACCCTCACCAAAATGGTGGGACTGGTTGCCGGAATGAATTTGCTGGGCAAAGCAATTTTGGGAATAGGAACAGCTTTGGGAGTTTCGGCAGGCGTGCTTTCGCCATGGATATTGGCAATTGAAGGAATTATCGCAGCCATTGTTTTACTTGACCATTATAAAGACCGATTAATACCCTTTTTTGAAGAGTTGGGCGAAAAAGTTGGTTTATTAAATGAAGAAATGACCGAATTTTATGGGCATACTATTGACCTTGACCCTCAAATTGAAACTTTGAAAAAACAGATTAGCGATACGAATTTAGAAATTATCAAAATGGAAGAAGAATTTATTAAATTGGATGAAGCTGGATTATTTCCAAATCCTGAAATGTTGCAACGATACCAACAGTTGAATACGCAATTAAACGAAGCACAGATGGAATATGACCGCTTGACTGCCGCTCAACCGGATTACATTGAAGGAATCATTAAAGAAAAAGAAGAAGTACAAAAATTGAGAGACCAGCTTGAGGAAGAAAGTAAGGCATTGGATGTGGTTATTCCCAAAACTGAGGACTTGGCAAAAGCAAATGAATTGGCAGCCAAAGAAATTGAAAATGCTCGGAAGCGATTGCAGGAAATTGCTTCTGAAGCCATTTGGGGAGCCATGATAGAGGAAGCGGACGCCTTTACTGCTCAAATGCTGGTGGTGCAAAAAGAATTTGGCAGAACCATGAATGAAATCGCAGCT